TGATACCTATGACTCTAGCAATTTTAATTGGATATTTAGTAAAATAACACTTGACAAACACGAAAAAGTATGATATAATATATAGGTACTTATCGTACATTCAGTATTCTTTAACAAAGGTAAAATACTATGACTCAAGAGTTAGAAACATACTTCAATAATTACTTTGCTATGTTTAGATCAGAAGGCTGGAAACAGTTAATCTCTGACCTACAAAGTAATGTTGGACAGATCAACTCAGTAGAAATGACTACGGATAACGATAACCTGAACTTTCGTAAAGGTCAATTAGCTATCCTAGCAACTATATTGAATCTTGAAACACAGATTGAAAACTCGCACTCTGAAGCAGAAACAGAAGAATCTGTCGATGAGGCTGTTTGATTTTAGATGTCCTTGCGGCAAACTGTTTGAAGATTTAGTTAAGTCTGATGTCACAACTTCTAGGTGCAGTTGTGGCAAGGACGCTAAACGTGTTATCTCCCCGGTGAGGTCTAATCTAGAAGGTATCAGCGGAGACTTCCCTGATGCACATGACAGATGGGTCAAGCGGCGGGAGCAGCACATGGCACATGAGCGAAGGCAAACCTCATAGAGAACCTTCATACTAAACATCTCCACAATACTAAGGTACGGAGTTAATAATGGCTAATATTATTGAACCTGAGCGTCAACAGGATAACCAAGAGAACGAACAACAACTGGATTTACTTGCACAAGTAGAGGAACAACAGGAGACTCCTGCACTACAGGAACCTGACATCCCTGACAAGTACAAAGGTAAGTCTGCTGAAGAACTTGTACAGATGCACCAAGAAGCTGAGAAGCTATTGGGCCGACAGAGTTCTGAAGTAGGTGAACTGCGTAAGGTTGTTGATACGTATATCCAGACACAACTCACTCAAGATACGCAACAAGCACCACAAGAAGTCGAAGAAGTAGATTGGTTTACAGACCCTGATAAGGCTGTAGATAGGGCTATTCAGAACCATCCTAAGATTAAGGAAGCTGAAGAAGTCACAAAGCAGTATAAGGCAAGCACTGCGCTATCAGAGCTACAACGTAAGCACCCTGATATGCAACAGATCTTGCAAGATGCTAACTTTGCTGAATGGATTAAAGCCTCCAATGTTAGGACTAAGCTGTTTGTAGCAGCAGACCAGCAGTACGATAGTGAAGCCGCTGATGAGCTATTTAGCTTGTGGAAAGAGCGACAAAGTATTGTACAGCAGACTGCCGCTGTAGAGGAACAATCTCGTAAGCAAGCAGTTAAGGCAGCCTCTACTGGTAATGCCAGTGGTAGTACTGAATCAGCACCTAAGAAGATCTATAGACGCGCAGACATTATTAACCTTATGAGAAACGACCCTGATCGCTATGCTGCTCTACAACCAGAAATTATGAAGGCATACGCAGAGAAACGGGTCAGATAGTATATCTTAGGAGATATTTATTATGACTGATTCCACATATCCCGCAACTGGCGGGTTCGTTGACAACACTAGCGCAGCTACTTTTATTCCAGAAATCTGGAGTGACGAGATTGTTGCTGCATACCAGAAGAACCTCGTCTTGGCTAACTTGGTCAAGAAGATGTCTATGGCTGGCAAGAAAGGCGACACCATCCATGTGCCTAAGCCTGTTCGTGGTGATGCTCACGCTAAAGCTGAGAACACTGCTGTAACGGTTCAGAACGCTACGGAAGGCGAAGTGCAAATCTCTATTGACAAGCACTTTGAGTACTCTCGTCTGATCGAAGACATCACGGACGTACAAGCTCTTAGCTCACTGCGTCAGTTCTACACGGAAGATGCTGGCTACGCTTTGGCGAAGCAAGTTGACACCGACCTGCACAGCTTGGCTACTGGCCTTGGTGCTTCCGGTACGTCTTCTACGACTTACCTCAACAACGGCGGTACGTTCTTCGCAGACGCTACCAACGGTTTGTCTACCTACACGGCTGACACGGTTGTTCCTGCTGACGTATTCACTGATGCTGCATTCCGTGGTCTGATCCAGAAGCTAGACGATGCTGATGTTCCTATGGAGAACCGCTGCTTTGTCATTCCTCCTTCAGTTCGCAACACCATCATGGGTATTGATCGTTACGTTAGCTCTGACTTCGTAAACAACGGTCAAGTCACTAATGGTCAAATTGGTCAACTGTACGGCATTGACGTATTTGTTAGCACCAACTGCCCTGTTGTTGAAACTGCTGCTGACAACTCTGCTTCTTCTGTAGACTCTCTGGGCGCTCTGTTGTTCCAGAAGGATGCAATTGTAATGGCTGAGCAACTGGGAGTTCGCTCACAGACTCAGTACAAGCAAGAGTTCTTGGCTAACCTGTTTACTTCAGATACTCTGTATGGTGTTTCCGTACTGCGTCCTGAGTCAGGTGTCACCTTGGTTGTTCCTAAGTAACAATCATTTAGCTGGGGGCTGCTACGGTGGCCCCTAAGCTTTATCTTTAAGGAGTGTATTATGTGGCAAGCATTGATTAGCCCTATAGCTAACCTAGCTGGTACCTTCCTTAAAAATAAAGCTGCTGAAAAGCAAGCTGTCCATGAGTCCAAGATGCGTAAGATTAATGCTGACGCAGACTGGGAAACTCAACAAGCCGCTGCATCACAGTCCTCTTGGAAGGACGAATGGTTTGCAGTTATATTGAGTTTACCTTTAATTGGAGCCTTCATCCCTGATATGGTTCCCTATGTACAACAAGGGTTTGCCGTATTGTCTACTATGCCTGACTACTACAAAGCATTCTTAGGTGGCGCTATTGCTGCCAGCTTTGGCATTAAAACTTTATCTAGCTGGGGCAAATAATGCAAATAAGTTTGTCTGACTTAGTATTAGATCAAGATGCAATAGATCGCCTAGCAAGTGGGGATATGTACTTTGGCCCACGCACGCCGTTTACTGATTGGCAACAAGCAGCTAGTGATTTAGCTAGAGAGTCTGAAGAAGAAGTAGCTGAACGTGCTATAGACTTATATAGTCAAGTAGATCCCGGCAGAGGCAGGGCTATGGGAGGCTCTACTGCCGACCTAGCTTTTAGAGAGATTGTGCAAGAGCCTGTTGCTGAATCATGGATGGATACCTATACAAGAGAAGGCTTGTCTCCATACAAAGTTGATCCTGTATCTGGAGAAAAAGTTTACATAAATACTCCTGCTGGAGTTAACCTAATTGACTTGTTGGAAGGAGAGGACAGGCAAGAGTATCTAGCTAAAAAAGAAGCAGGGTACGATGAGCGTTTAACAAATACTCCTTACAATGTAGAGACAGGTCTTTATGGTTCTAGCGCAGGAGACTATGGCACTAGAGTAATTCCTGAGACACCTTCTAAGCTTCAAGAAGTATTGTCAAGTCCTGTAGCTAGTATTCTATCTTCTTTTATTCCCGGCGGCCCAGCGTTACTAACTGCTGGTAAAGTTCTTTCAGGTACAGATGTAGGTCTTATGGAAGCTGCATCAGCAGTTGCTGGTACTGCTAGACTTGCAGGCACACCTACAGCAACAACGGTAGCTGACAACATAGAGTTTACCGCAGCAGTTGCTACAGGAGACCCTGTGTTAGCTGTGTTAAACAAAGGTACCGACCTTGTTGACGAGGACGGTGAAGTAATTGGGAGAACAACTCTTGGCAGAAAGTATACTACAGAAGCTCTTGACAAAGTAGGCTTAGATGCAGATACTTTATCAGAAGAATACAACATAAACCAAGATGATTTAGTCGAAGGTTTAGTTAAAACTGAGAAGGAGTTAGTAAAAGGTAGTTCTCTTGACGAGGCTTTACTACAGGGTCTAGGAACCTATGTTAGAGAAGGAGGATCTTTAGGTGGTCTTCCTGATCTTCCTGATTTACCAGACTTAGGTATAATACTAGAGACACCTGAGCTACTTAAAAAAGCAGAGGATGTTGTAAAAGAAGTAGGCTCTGTTGTAGATGATGTTGTACTTCAGCCACCTAGAGAACTTGTAGAAGCAATAGCAGAAGCTACTCCATCTCCTACAGTAATTGAAGACATTGCTAGAGAAGCAGGGTCTACTACTGAAGACGTAGTTAGAGCAGCAGGCGCAGTTATTGATGAGCCTGTGCAAGCTATAAAGGAAGCTGCTGAAGCTATATATGAACCTTTAGAAGCTCCTGATCTTCCTTCTTTAGAAATATCTACAGATGTAGACTTACCTTCAGTAGACGTAGATTTACCTTCAGTTGATTTAGATATACCATCGCCGTCTATAGGACTAGCAATATCGCAGCCCCAGCCTACTAAGAGTGTTACAGAAAGTTTGTTTGAAGACTTTTTATTTGAAAAGAAATACCAAGCTCCTGAGTTAATAGAACGTAGAGTTCCTTTACAAAGCTACCAAGCTCCGGGTTTATTTAGAGGATTTGTATGAGTACCACATATTTGAATATAGTCAACGAGGTACTGCGTAGGCTACGGGAAGACGAAGTATCCAGTGTAACACAGAACACCTACAGCAAGATGGTAGGTGACTTTGTTAATGATGCCAAGCAAATAGTGGAAGACTCACATGACTGGTCTGCACTACGAACAACTGTTGTAGTTCCTACTGTAGCAGACACTACAGAGTACAGCCTAACTAATGCTGGAGAACGTGTAAAAGTGTACAGTGTCATTAACGACACCTCTAACTTTTTTATGCGTTATGAGTCACCTAACTGGTTTAACAACGCTTACTACATCTCCGGTGAAGTCACAGGCACTCCTGACTCCTATACCTTTAGTGGTATTGACAGTAACAGTGATACTAAAGTAAGAGTGTACCCTAAGCCATCAGGTGTATTTAACATGCGCTTTGACCTGATTGCTAGAGAAGCTGAACTGTCTGGAGATGCAGACACTACAGTGTTACCTAAGAATGCTATTGTCCACAACGCTGTAGCTTTGTTGGCTAGAGAGCGTGGTGAGACTGGCGGCACTACTGCACAGGATTACTTCTTGATTGCTGACAAGCACTTGTCTGATGCTGTTGCGTTGGATGCTTACAAGAACCCTGAAGAATTTATTTACACGGTTCCATAATGGCTCAAGAAAGACAGAACATATACATTGCTGCTCCGGGCTTTAAGGGTCTTAATACACAAGACGCTCCTGTGGCTCAGGATGCGTCCTTTGCGTCTATTGCTGAAAACATGGTAGTAGACAAGTACGGACGTATTGGCGCTAGACAGGGCTTAGATAAGCTCACAAGCAGTGCTACGCCA